AATACGTTTATTCGCAAGGTTCTGAATCTGGGCAAAACGGCAAACAAAGAAGCTGTCAGCGCGTTCCGTACCTACTGGGAAAATGAAGTCCAAGGACGAGGGATGATGCCGATTATCGGCGGCGACGATCCTTCCGTTCTTGATCTGGGCGCAACAGATGACAAAGCGCTTTTTATTGAATGGCAGCGGTTTTTGATTGAAGTGGTTGCGATTGCTTTCGGTGTGTCTCCGAAAAAGCTCGGTCAGACAAAAGATGTCAACCGTAGCACAGCAGACAGTGAAGATGAGGATACAAACGCAACCATCCAGTCTGTGGCGGACACCATAGCCGAACATATCAACGACAAGATCATTGATGACTTTTTCGGATTGGGTGATGCCATCCAGTTTAAATTCCACTACGCCCAATCGTTGAAGGACCAGAAGATCAAAGCCGAGATTGACGCTATTTACCTTGATCGGCGAGTGGTTACGCCTGACGAGGTAAGGACGGATAGTCTGGCTAAACAACCGTTGCCGAATGGTCATGGTGAAGTGGTCTTGTTGCCGGGTAAAACTAGGGCTATCAACATTAATCAGCCGCCGAACGATAATTCGCCACCAAACGAAACGAATGGAACTGAACCGATAGAACCGAATGAAGATGACGACGACACCACTAATGAGTAGGTGTTTTTATTTTTCCCTGAAAGGGGGTGAACCTATGAAACATGTTTTGAAGATGAGCAAAAACCTGAAGCCGCGCCAATTCCAATTGTTGGACGTTGCGAATGGACATCCAAACAAGATCCCTTTTAAGTGTGCCTTGTTTGAGGTTGACAAGCCGTCTGATGGTTCTCCTGAAGGAGCTGGAGGGAAAAGGATTCGCATCTCGTCAGAAGTATGCGATCAATACCTTCAGACGTTTGTGGGCATGGCCTTCAACATCGACTATCACAATGAAATGCGGGGCCATGATTCCCGATTCAAGGTCGGCGTGATGGAAAAGGTTTACCGGTCGATGGATGGTTTTGCAATGGTAGAAGGGTATCTTTACGGCAAAGACTTCCCGGATGTGATTGCGACAATTCGTTATTACAACGGGTTGGCGGAGGAATATGGATGGGAAGAGTTTCGTTTTGGAGCATCGCTCGAAATGGAAGCAACGGTAAAGAATGCCGAAGACGATCCGGATGTGCTTGATGTGATAGAATTCGTTGGAACTGGCGGTGCAATTCTCTTTGCTGAAAGCGCCGCGTTCAAAAATACATCATTTGCTGCTAAAAATTCGAATCAAAATCAGGAGGTGTCCGAAGTGGACAAAAAAGAGTTGCAAGAACTGTTGGAAGGATTGAAAAAAGACCTGTCGGCCAGCGTGGAAAAAGCGATCGGCGAAGTGAAAACCGAAGTCGGTGCGATCAAAACCGAACTGGATGCGCTGAAAGCTGCCGATCAAAAGAAGAAGGAAGAAGATCAAAAAGCCGCGGCTGATGCCGAACTGAAAGCAGCCAAAGAAGAAGTTGACAAATTGAAAAAGGAAATCGAAGAACTGAAGGCTGCTGCTGCAAAACCGCCGACCCAAGAGCCTGAACGTAAAACGGCTACAGCCGCGCAACTGCTTGCGAAATATGGCAAGACGGTGGGCGAGGAAGTTGAAACCGATCATCGGGCTTTTTGCGCCGCGGTTGATCAGTTGAATCTCGATCCGGTGCAAGCCATGACACTGAAAATGAAGCACAAAGACCTCTTGGCTGCCAGCCAAAAACAGCAGTAATCCGAAATGGGTTGTTGCTTTTTTATTTCACAAACCAATATAAGGATGGTGTTCTAAGTGAGCAGAGTTGGACAAACGCAATGGATTGATATCGCTGCGGCGGCGCAAATTGTCGCTCCGGGCGCTCTTATCGTTGACGATTTTCAAAAAGAAATCACGGACGCGCTGCGTCGTAATTCGATTCTTGACGGTAGAATCAATTACGTCCCGGCTACCGGTGACTTTTCGACGTACTATGAACAAACCGAACTGAATGGCGGACAATTCGTCGATCCGCGCAGTCCTTCGGCAACGGCTGTTTCGAATGCCCGTGTGCCGCGTACCTTGAAAGTGAAGGCGTTGACGAACCAAGTCAATTTCGGTCATTATGATCTGGAGTTGGCTCGCCAGCAAAACAACTTTCCGGAACTGCGGGCAAAAGACCTGAATGACATGATCAACGCGATTACGCTGACGCACGGCAAGGCGTTGTGGCGGGGCACAGACACGAATCTGGCCGAGCCGACCACGCTGCAATACGTCGGTCTTGCAAAACAGATCACCAACACGTTCACGATTGCGGAAGGCGCATCGATCGTCGCCGGTATCCGCGCTCAAGTCGCCGCAATGGTGGCAAGCGAAAAATATGAACTTCGTCCGACGGCCATCTACATTGACCCGATCGCTCATTACTACATGGAAGAAGAAGTACGTCAAGCGGTCGAAGCCGGGACCATGACCAATCCGTTTGACAAAACTGTTGTTGCTGGTATTGAGGTTGCAACTATCCTCACTTCCGCCGGCCGTTTGCCGATCATTCCGGAGCCGTTCATCGAATCGACGGTGAATGGCACTGACCCGGATAAAACGGATTACGGCGTTGCAATCTTGACCGAACCGATGATCGAATATCATTATGTCGGTCGTCGTGATGTGTTCCTGTTCGAACTGGGTACGACTTCAGACCTGCAAATGAAATACGTCGGCATCAAGTACGGTGCGCCAGTGGCAAAGGGCGCTTCCTATGCTCACGCATACGGAAAGATCACTCGACCGACAATTGCGAAAATCGGTTAATGAATTCATGACGATACGGGCGGCTTAACAGTCGCCCTTTCTTCGTATTGGGAGGGAATCAAAGTGGCAAAGTCTGTGAAAGAAAAACTTTCTGACTTTTTGAAAAAAGCGATCGAATTGCGGGATGGCGCCGTTGTAGGCGATCAAGAAGGACAGTATCCGCAAGCTGCCGTCGATGCGTTGAACTTCGGAATTGAATTTGTAACTCCGGTATCTGAAGAAGAGGACGCGACAGATGAAGCGGTAAACGAGGCAATCGGCGTGATCATGGATGCGATCAAATCGTTCAAAGCATCCGTTATCAAACCTGAACCGCCTAAAGAGCCTGAGAAGGTATCAATCAAAGGTGTCGTCCTCAAGGGTTGGGGAAATCGGAAGGGCACTCACTCGATTCATCTGAAAAACCGAATCATCTCGTTCGTTGACGGAAAGGCGAACGTAAGTGTGGAATTGGCGGATGAGTTGAAGAAGGCCGGGTATGTCGAATGAGTGCCTATCTAATGGTCGATGAAACGGATTATGTCCCTCAAGGCATAACGTTGACCAATTCGCTCATTATCCGTGCATCGTCGATCATTGACGCCTATTGTAAACGGGAAATCGGTGTCAAATCGTACACCGAACGAATTCCACTGACGGAACAGGGGAAGGGACATCTATCCTTCTATCCTGTTATCGCAGTAACGGAAGTGAAAGCCCGCCCGAAGTTTGGATGGACAGGCGATCTCTTTTTTGGTCCTCCGTCGTTCGAGACAATCGACGTTAATGCGCTGGACGTAGACAAGTCGATTGGATTTGTAACGCTCGGAATTTCGCCGTATGGTGCGCCGTATGTCGAACTGGAAGTAACCTATACCAGCGGTTGGGAACCGATCCCGGACAAAGTGAAAGTCGCCTGCGGCTTGATTATTGCAAAGTTGGCGAACAACGTCAACCCGAACGTCAAGGCGAAGAAGGACTTCGATTTCTCCATTGAATACTTCGGCCCGAAGATCGTCACGGATGAGATTGACGAACTACTCTCGGAATACGTTCATCGTCCGTTGAGGTGAGGAATTATGTTTAATGAATTTTCTCACCGTCATACAGACTGTTTCGTCGATGGGGTGCCCGAAAAGGTGATCTTGTCCAGAGACAGCCGATCATCGACGGTCTTTAGGCAGGAATACCTTTACAACGGTGTGTTTGCTCCAACGTCCACGGTCAAAACGGGGGCGCTTGTCACCAATGGGGAATCGTTTCTCGTTCAGTCCTTGAGGCGAACAGTCGAAAATGACTGTTATTGTCTCATGGTCAAGACAAACGCGGAAGTGGAAATCCAGCGTTGGTCGCAAGAGTTGGACGAAAACGACAATCCGATTGGAACGCCGGACTTCCATCCTGTACAATCGAATGTCGTTGTTCATGCTCAATACGTAACAGCCAGATTGCGTCAAGATGATGTCGGTCTGCTTCCGACAACGGTTTATGTCCTGCTCATGCAATCCAACGTCAATATCAAGCGTCCTACCGAACTGGACTCGCCGGATCGGGTAATCCTGAACGGTCGGAAATATCAGGTTGACGCCATTGATGACTTTCGTTATCCAAATCTTTTCTATGTCCAACTTTCGGAGGATAGAAGATGAGTGTTGAAATCCTGATTAAAGGGTATGACCATGAGCGGGCGGAAATGGACTTACGAAGAGCCTTGATGCAGGAAGCCAAAGAATTGGCTGAATTGGTCTTGCGGACAGCAGAAAGCAATATACGATATTACCCGGATGTGCGGAACAGGCTCACCAAAGACATCTATGCACTCGGGCAGGATATGATCGTTGCGGATATCACGGCAGACCATTGGCAGGCATGGCTTGAGCAATTCGGTAAAGGTTCGCTTATGGCTGGACCGAGCGAGAACCCTGGACTTGTGACGTACATGAATTCGGAATACTGGAACAGGTTGCGTTCTAAGTCAACGCGGGTTGTCGTCGGTCGTCCGCCGGGACGATACAAGAGCATTGACGGCGAAATCAAGGTTTCACGCGGTCGTTATGCCGGTGTAAACCTTGAGGAATTGGCGGAACGCGGCGTGATTGATGCGAGATTCAAACCTACACCGCCAACATTCTTCTTGCGGAAGGCGTTACAATCCAACCGAAACCGAATCCTACAGGGTCTACAGCGCGTGATCGAAACATTTCCATACCATATGTATTTCCGGAGGTGAAAAGGATGAGCTCTAAACTGCTTGACGCCATATACAACACATTGAAAAATGATGCGGAGTATATGGCGATGCTCGGGCTTACTCCATCTTCACCGGGAACGGAAATCACCAAACGGATTATCCGTGGTATGGAGCCGGATTCGGCTATTTCGGGGTCAAACGTCCCGTTGGTGCTGATTTACACCAAACCAGGTCGATTCGGACCCAATTACCTTGTTTACGAAGGGAAATTCTGTATTGACCATTACGCCAAAAACTCCTATCAGGCTCGCCAGTTGGCCGAGAGGGCATATTCGCTGCTCCACAACAAGACAATCGAGAGCAGCGCATTCAAGTCCTTCACGGCGTATCTGGCCTATGACAGTGACTTTGCAACCGGAATAACGGGCGTAAAGGGTTTTGAATCGATTTATGACGTGGACTACGTTCGGGCGAATTGAGGTGATGAACATTGGCGGACAAGAAGCGGAAGGAAGAAATTCCAGAACTGATCGAGCAAGACAGTTTGATCAAAGAAAAGATCGAACTGGCGAAAAGGATCGGGATATGGGGGATGTTCAAACCTGTCCCCGATTATGAGCAAACGAAGGAATACAAACGAATCAAAGAGATTGACAAGCGCTTGGCCGAACTCGGGTAAGCGACTTTTTATTTCAAGGGAGGTTTTAACAAATGGCTCAAATTTCGATGAAAAGTTGGGTAGTCGATGATATTTCGAATGCCGCCTTGTTTGACTTGACAACGGGAGATCCGGTAGGCGTTTTCGAAAAACTCCAACAGATGAACATCCAAATTCCGGCAGCGCAAACCCGTGTATATGGCGGAACAAGTAAATATGCCTTCCATTTAACCGAACAAGATGCGGAATCGTCCATCACGATTCAAAACGCTGTGCTTGACTTCAACCAATTGGTCGCGGCTACCGGCGCTGAACTTTCGACTGGTTCGGCTGTCGTTCCGGCAATGGAAAAGCATACAGTTGATGCGGCGGGTACAATCACATTGAAACAAGCGGCAAATATGGTGGCTGATTCGGAAAAAATTATCGTTGCCACCAAGGGTCTGACGAACTCCGGGAGAATCCTCGAACGAGTAACAGCGACACCGACTGCTGATCAATACACGATCGCCGCCGGCGTCGTCACGTTTGGAGACACGAACTTGAAAGGAAAAGACGTTCGTGTTTTCTATGACTACAATGCTCCTACTGCCAATGTCGCATCGATCAAAACGACGACCAAAAACAAACCTTATAAGTTTGTTGCATACGGACGGGCATTTGACGATGAGTTGAATGAGTACTTCGACGTGGCAATCGTCATCTACAAGGCCCAAATGCTAGGCACATTTGCCATTGACCAGCAACGGAAAACGGCAACGGCCAACAGCTTAGAACTGGCTGTGCTGGATGCTGGGCGGGCAGATGAAAAAGTTATCGATATTTACGCCTTGTGACAAACGGGAGGGAAAACCCTCCCCTTCTCATTTCAAATGGACGCGAAAGGGTGAATCATGATGGACGACGAAAAACAGATGGACTTGATTATGGGTATTGGCCCTGAGCATTCGTTTGGTCCGGAAATCAAGAAAAAGCTGCGCGTTGGAACAATCAAACAGATAAAAGAAGTCGGAGAATTGTACCGGGATGGACTGCTTAGGGTTAAAGTAGCCGTACAACTGGACGATGAAAAGCGGCGCGAAGAACAAATTAACAAATGGGTTGAAATCCTGAACATGGTGACCATTGAAGGATTCACCAGGGAGGAGTTCGAGGACAGCATTCCGGAGCAAGTGGAATCTGCTGTCGAACGATTTCTTTTCAGTTAGTAAGGGGCCGGAACGCAAGGATACTAACAAGGAAAACAAACCGTTAACCATCGCTGAAATATACGGCCGTCTATCTCGGAGAAAGCTTCAAAAAGAATGGTACGACCACAATTATTACGAAATCACATCCATATTTGACGATATGACCGAAGAAATGAAAGAACAAATCAGGTTACATGGCGGAGAAGTAGAAGAACCGCAGAAATTGACACGCAAGGGAATCGCGGAAATCATGGCGCACTTTAACGGCAAATAGCGTTAGGGTGCGTCTTCTTCTGTTTATAAGTGAAAATCAGAAGTAAAACCGTACATTTTCGGTTTTATACTGATGATAGATGTATATCGGACAATTTAGGAGGCCTTCTGGGGCTCTTTTTTTATTGAGAAGGCAGGTGAATACAAATGCCGGAAGACATGAGCAAAGATGTTGTTGGGGCAAGGATTAACCTTGATACGTCCAAAATCGCTAATGCTTTCAAGGTCATTAATCAAGGCGTTCAATCGAATGTTGAAAGTTTCAAAAATCTGAACGCTGAAATAACAACCGCTGAAAAATCTTATAGTTCATTGGCCAGGGCAATGGATAAAATCGTCCTTTCCGCCGATGAGCGTAGAAAGAAAATTTTGGACGAATCTAATGCTCTTGTTGCTCAACGGACGGCACAGGTCGAACTTTTGAAAGCCAAAAAAGCACAATTAGACGCAACGAATCAGATTGTTGAGTCAAAACTTAAGTCGCAATTGGCTATTCAAAAGAAACGCGAAGATGCCATTGAACAGCAAGAAAAAGAGCATCAACAAAGAATGGCAATCCTGCAAATAAAAAACGAATCAACAAAGTTAATAGAGGGTTCAAAGTATCAGAGCCAGTTGGCAATACAAAAGAAACGTCACGACGCAATTGAACAACAAGAACGTGAACATCAACAACGTATGGCTACGCTTCAGCAAAAAACCATGGCAGCCAGTACCCAAGAGAACATCATGCAAGCTCGGCTTGATCGTGAATTTCTGATGCAAAAACGATTGCATCAGAAGATCGAACAAGAAGCCGAACGCCATGCCAAGCAAATGAACAGACTCAACGGAATGGATGATTATAGCATTTTTAGTCGATCATCTCAATATTTCTTGGCAGGGACCATCTATTACAATGCGGTTCGTGGTGCTCAAGAAGCAATTCAGGTCCTGAAAGACTTTGAATATAACCTGGTCAATATCCAGCGCGTCATGGGTGATACGGCAGATATTGAACTGGTTAAAAAGTCGATGATCGCTGATGCCAAAGAGTATGGATACGCTTTAAGAGAGGTTGGCGAAGTCTATACACTTATCGGCCAACAAGGGTTCAGCGAACGTGAAACGGCAGCATTGGCCAGAACGGCATTCATGGCGGCAAACGTTGAACAGTCCTTTAGGGACGCCGCACATGCTCAAGAACTGATGACCGGCGCAATTCTAAACTACAACATGGCAGCAGAAGATTCGATGCGTCTATTGGACATGCTGAACGAAGTATCCAACAACTTCGCAACGGACTCGAAAAAATTGCTTGACGGCATCAATCGGACGGGTGCTGCAGCAAAAAATGCCGGTGTTCCGATTGAAAAATTGATCGGGTATCTGACCGTACTTAATCAAGCTGGATTTACGGGTTCGGTGGCAGGGAACGCGATCAAATCGTTTATTTCCTTCTCTTCCCGTGATATCGCCATCGACAAACTTGAAAAGTATGTCGGTACGATCAAACAAGCGACAGGCGAAATGATGCCGTTTGCTGAGTTGCTGGACCGTATCGCGGAAAAATGGTATCAGCTGTCCGATGCAGAACGCCATGAAATTACACAAGCCGTCGCTCGCGGAGATCAGGCTTCTAGGTTTATCGCTCTTATGGACAATTATGAACAAGTGCTGAAAGTGGCGACAACGGCAGAGAATTCGTTTGGATCGGCACAACGGGAAAATGCGCTGGCCATGTCCACATTGGCAAAGCAATCACAACAACTGAAAGCGGAGTGGGATGCGCTAATTGTGTCCATGGGCGATGCTGGATTCCTCGGAATTTTGAAGGCGATTGTAGCTGAAATGAGATTACTTGTCGATGGGTTCAATTCGTTGCCAGAACCGATCAGAAATACGTTGATGGTGACTCTCGCACTTGGAACGGCGATCACGGTGTTGAATACTGGCGTGAGATTGCTCACAGGCACATCTTTAATCGCCATGGTCACGCAACTAGCGAATGTAACAAGATCGATATATGCGACATCTGGGGCGGTAGGAGTATTGAACGCCGGTTTGACATTACTCCAAAGACACCCGGTAGTCGCTGCATTATCCATTCTTGCTACGGTTCTCGGAACGGTTACGATTGCATGGTCTCATTTCAAGGGTGCTACTAACGCAGCAAGGGATGAAATGGATAGAACGGAACGGGACGCATATGCATTGGCACAACGATATAAAGAACTTAAAGACATCGTTGACGACAACACGCGTTCCGATGAGGAAATTACGCAAGCCAAGCAAGAATTGGCAACTGTAATGGACAAGATCAGTTCCTTGATGCCTAACCTTGTCTCCCAATGGGATGAACACGGAAGGGCAATCCAATTGAATATCGACAAGTTAAGCGAGTTTTCGAGCAAGTATAAAGAAGAATTAATAGAAATAGAACAAACAAACATAAGAAGTTTGGAGAAAAGGAAAGAGCAATTAGAAAACCAAATTGAAAGACTGAAGGGGCTGAGAGAAGACGCTCAAGATGCTGCATCCAACAGCGGGTTATTTTTTATGTTCAGCGAAGAAAACCTGAGGATTCAGGGAGAGGCCATAAAAAGAATGGTCACCAACCCGTTTGCATCGGTTAAAGATGTGGTTAAAAGTGTAAGAACGGATTCGCTCGCACAAGAAATAATAAGCAAAGGGGAAGAACTTGCTCGTATCGAGCAACAGTTAAAAAACAGTCAAGAAACGCTTGACGTGTTGGCGGGAAGGACGACTACCCAGACGGGAAGAGAAAAGCAACACGGCGGCCGTCAACCGACAGAAGAAGAATTGGCAGAGGAATACCGACAACGAAGAGAAGATTTTCAAGCAAGGATGGCTGAATTTAGACATCTTGTAAATGTTGAAGCAGAAGGTTACAGGACGGCATCCGAACAACTTAAAAAACTACAAGCTATTCGGAAGGAATTCTCTGACCTCGAAGCACCCGATCTATATGGCATCGACGAGGACATTTATAGGCTGTCTAAGGGAATGAAGATTCAAGCAAATGGGATGAAAGAGGAGTCTACTAATGCATTCGTCTTCCCACTTGACGTCATTGACAGGCAGAAGTTAATGGCGGAACAACTGGTAAATGACATTCAGGCCATGATCGACATGTTCTCGGCAAAAGAATTCTCGCTTGCCAACAGTGTTGATGTCGTGAACGAAAAAGTCGGTCTTTATACGCAGCACCAAAAAGCGCTCCATGAGGCCAACAACATCTTGAGAGCATCGTTGGATGCATTGGCGGCCAAACAAGAGCAGCTTAACCGACTGTTTGAAACTGGAAAAATCACGTCTGACGAATACAACAAAGCGTCGGAGGATGTTGAGAACCGGATCAAGAGCATTACGGATGCGGTCAAC